TTATCACTTTGAAGATAAGTAGGAAGATGGACACCAGAATCATAAGCGAACCGATTGTGCCGCGCCAGTGCTTCACAATCACATCAAGTATTCGCCTTGGTTTGGTAGCCCTTTTCCGCATATCTAATATACGCACACGCCAGCGCGGCGTTGGGGCAAGATGCCGCTAAATATTACACAATGAGAAATAGAGATTTGCCTCTTCGCGGCGGCGGTTCGTTAGCCCTGTGAGCACCTTGCCGCCTGCCTTGTTCCAACGAAGGAACTCATCGAGGATGCTCGGGTCGGCTGAGTTGGCTTTGGCTTTTTTCAGCAGAGTTGACTTAACCAACGCCCCAGTTCCTACGTTGTAGGCAAAGCACACAAGCGCATCGAACTGGCATTGATTAAGGTTAGGTAGGTGTTTATTGACGGCTGACTCGAATGGGTCAAGCGTAGATAGTAGCAATTGCGTTGCTTCCTTTTCGTTGCTCAGCTTTTCGCCGAGCATTACCTTCTTTCCATTCGGGTATCGTGTCGAGCCGTAGCCTATGGTCGGCACTCCGGCGGGGCATAGGTAGCTTGAGAGCCTCAATCCCTCGTACTTCTTAATCAGATTAAGCCCGAGAATTGAGGTGCTGCGCATTACAAAATTTCGTATTGAGCTACTATATAAATATATTGATAAGCGTATGCGGTGCTTGTGCTTGTGACGCTTACCGAGCATTTATCGTTGGTAGTATCTGCGCCTAAATTCCATTGAACTAACTCGGTAGGGTCTTCGTTATGCGCTACAATACCGAATAACTGTTTAGCCTGCGTAAAATTAGAGGCTACGGGTAGCGATAAATTAAAAGTTCCCGTAGTTTCGCCCGTATCTAAATCAACCTGTAAATAGTAGCTGCAATTAACTACGTTATCCACACGCTGATAAAACGCCTGTATAAACGTTACAACGACGTTATTCGTTTCGTCGCTAACGGTAGGCGTAAACGCGCCGCTCTCGAACTGCGGCATACCCGCGTAGATGTTCTGCACCTCAATCTGCTTCGATGTGTTGCTGCTTGTATCAACGATATACATGATGTCATCGTTTGCTGCCGTTGCTAAGGGTGTAAGGTCGGTTACTTTTACGCCTGCCATAGTTCGTTAGTTTTTACAAAGTTACAAAGAATTTAGATAGTCAATCGCACTATCTGAATTTTCAAATTGTTCGCCGTTGAATGTTGTTGAAATAGTGGATAAGCAATACACGCCTAAACTACTTATAACATGCAGGCTTTCAGTGTCAACTATCTCCCATTTTGGCTCAATCAATTGTGCATTAATTTCAGTATCGGCAATGGTCGAATAAAACTCAATAGAGTTTTGTGTTATGTTTATATTTATCATAGCTTTTCAATTAAAAACATCGAACCGAAATTAACATCCACTGCGTTATTGTTCTGAATTGCAAAAACAAAATTTTGGTTTATAGTCCAATTAATCGCTGCCGTTGTTGTTAAATCGTAAATATTGTAATCGATAAAGTAACCAAGGCCGGGCGCAAAGTAAACCTCTGTATTATTTGTTGAGGTTTTAATCACTAAGTGCCTAAGCATTTGATTAACCAAATAACTTGGTGCCCCGGCATTCGCAAAACTCCCTACTAAAATAGGTGTGCCACTTAAATTGGCAGTTGTGTTAACATAAATTCTAAGCGTTTGTGTACCTCCGGTTCCTGTTTTCCTTGTTCGATAGTTAACTCTTATAATATCTCCAGCTGCAAATGTGTTGGCCGGAACAGCCTGAGTAAATATAACGGTATTAGTTGTTCCGCTATAATTGCCCGCATCGGTTGTATTCTTATAAATTGTTGGCAAGTTTGGCAATGTCGCAAGCGAGCCATCACCGCGCACGTATTGCGAGGTTGTTCCATTCGCTGTTATTGCAATTGCTGGCGTGGTAGTAGGATTGCTTACGTTGACCGACAAGGCCGGGCTTGCAGGGCTTGGTACGGTTGCGCTTACTGTTGTTACCGTTCCGGTAGTCGGAAAGGTAGCAAGGCTGCCATCGCCGCGTACATATTGCGAGGTCGTGCCGCTTGGCGTGTTGAACTTGCCGTTAAATGTAGTCCAATCGCCGCTGCTTAATGCACCTCTGTTGCTTGCGCTGGCAGTTGGTAGGTTGAATGTATGCGTGCTGCTTGCCGAGCTGATGCCGAAGTCCGTGCCACTCGTGCCAGTTGCGAAGTTCTGAACTTGCGCAGTCAAGCCATTCAATGCGTTTAGCCCTGTGGTGAATGTTGTGATTACTTGGCAAAGGTTGTTGTCCTCGGTATGCAGCGTAATGTTTCGACCTGATGTGGTTACAAAAATTCGCACTGCGAGCCTATCAGTTGCAGTCAATACAGTCGAAGGTACTGCAAGGGCACTAACGTACAAATCGACCACCGTGCCGCCTGTAATCGCTTCGGGGTTTGTAGACCCTGATGAGATTAGCGTAAAGGTTGCGCCATCGTACTTGTAAAGCTCCATGTAAAAGCTCGGATTTCCGCCGCCACTCGAAGCATTGAAGTAGGTCTCGAAATTCCAATTGCCTGAAGGGATTGCCAATAGATTCGGGTCACCTGCATCCGTTATGAATTGCGCGATGTAGCCATTGCCTTGCGCGTTTGTTCGTGTGAAGTTCGTACCACCTCCGAGCACTGGAGTGCGGCTCATTTGAAAGTAAGCATTGCCTCCAATCGTGCCTTGACTGATCGAGCCGTTCAGGTAATAGTTAACCGATGCGCCACCGCCACCGCCGAGAGGAAAGTTAGCGAGTGAGCCATCGCCACGCACGTACTGGCTAACAACTCCGTTCGCAGTTATGTCAATGCTTGGCGTTGTGGTTGAGTTAGGTACTGCAACGCTGAATGCAGGGTTTGTCGGGTTCGGCACAGTTGCCGCAACCGATGTGACGGTGCCATTTGTAAGCGTTGGGAATGGCTGTGGTGCGCCAGTGCCGTCAAGATAGTCCGAGCTTGTTCCTGTTGGAGTATCGAACTTGCCATCGAAGGTGTTCCAATCGGCAGAGTTGAGGTAGCCGTCTGTTGTGCTATCTGCTTGCGTTATGCTTATGTCAGGCGTAGTGCCACCGCTTGAACTTAGAGGCGCGGTTGCCGTAACATCTTCAACGATTGTAGCTGGTAGTACAGGAATCGTTGGCTTGTTTAGAATCTCAGCAACTCCGCTTACAGCATTCCAATCCGAATTAACTTGCGCGGCTGGAATCGTTGGCTTGTTTAATATCTGATTGTTGCCGCTTGTAGCGTTCCAATTCGAAGGCTGTTGAACAGTTGGAAAGCCAGCGCCAAGATTAACCCAGTAACTTGTGTTAGTTGGAAGGATTGAATCATTCGCAGCGATGCAGCGATAAACGTTGCCGTTATACCAAACGATATTTCCAATCGCGTAAGCATTGCCTGTTGCGCTTAAATGATCGGTAGTAAATGGCAAGGCTATCAATGTGCCGCCACCACCACCTCCACCAATTGCGACAAGCGGGTCGGCTGGTGTGCCTTTGCCTGTGATTGTCACCCCATCCACAGCAACCTCGGTGAGGCAAGGCTCGCAGGGTTCGAAGTCTGGCAGGGGAATATCTCCGGTTTGGCAAGTGTCATAGCAGCCGTCCTCGGATGAGGTGCTGACATTCACATCCACATCAATGGCAACCGCTGCCCACTCATAGTTAACTGGCAAATACTTAATCTCATTCGCGTACCCGCTCGGCACAACCTCATAAGCGATTGCCCCGATGGCAGTCTTAAACTGCGGGTCAGTGCCGCTAATTAAACGAAGCACCCGAGATGCTACCCAATCCTGTGCATCGGCTGAGTCGCAGGGTAGGTGGCTTTTACGCACCATTGCGTATGCCGTCATCGAGAAGCGTGTCTCATAGATTGAGCGGCAGCCTGCCAGCTTGAGCGAATCGTTTTTGGTCACGTTAATCTTGCCGCGCTTTGCCCAAAAAAGCGTGCCCTGTTTCGCATCATAATCCGTTACAGGAATCGCTTGGCCGTTGCCGATGTAAAACGCCCACGCCTTATCATTGCCCTCGCCTACAAGCTCGCTAAGGCCGTAAATCTTATCGAAGATATTGCCGACCTCAATGCGCTGGTTAAGCCTGTCGAGAATGGTGGATAGTATATTCATTTATTCATAGCATTAATGATTTGTTGCACAAGCTCGGCTGCATGGTATTCAAGCATCTCGGCTTGCTCTTCAGGTGTCGGTTGAAAAATAGGGCCGTAGCCTTTGAATCTCTTACCATTGCCAAACTGAAGACCTTGCGCTTTCTCCTTTTCAGAATCAGGCAATCCGATGCCAGCTGTTAATCCTTCCGTAATTACTTCTTGAGATAAGAATCCACCCTTCAGCCTGCCAGTTAATTCGAGCGGTAATTTGCGTGATGTTTCTTGTTTCAATTGTGCGTACCCTTCTGGAAAATAAAGCGATTTAATCGGTTCGCCAAGTTTACCAACTTTGAACCTACTCGGCGCATTCGCCAAACTTCTCGGACTAACATATATCGGCGTTGTTTTGTATGGTACGGATGGCAATTTATCACCCGCCGTATTGGTGCCTCCGCTCGAGCCAGTGCCGAATATGCGCTTAAACATGATGCGCTTCAATTCACGAACAGGGCCGTATAAGGCAGTGAACTTGTTAGTCCAATCGCTATACAACGCATCGAGGTTCTTTTGAATTTCGGAGGGTGTCGGCATGTTATGGCAGGGCTGTTACGTACTTCATGTTGCGCTTGCAATCCCAGCAATGCGTATCGTCAGGCAGGCGCATGTTCTGCAATGTTGCGCCAAGGTCTTCGCTGTACCTTGTTGCTGCGATGTCGCGAGCTGCCATGATTCCATCCATGAGCTCGGTCTTGTTCTGCCCCCTATTCACAATTACCGTTGTATTCACTCGCTGATTCGGGCTAATCGTTAGCGCATAGTTGTAAATCTCAACGGCTGTGGCATAGGCTAAGGCTAATGCCATCGTGCCACCCACCGAACACAGCCATCCTTGGCGGTCGCAGTTCACATTGTACGTGAGGCTCATGCCTGTGGTGTACTTACTCGATTTGCTTGTCAGCACGTTCGTGCCATCGGTTGTGAGCTCGATGCCTATCGCATCAACAAATGGGCAGATATGCGACTCCTTAATCCCGCCCCCGCAGCTTGTGCAAGTGCCTCTCTTTGGTGTGAACTTTACCGTATTGATATCCGACTCATAGACGATGGCGATGTCCATCTTCCGCTTCGCTGAGGTGAATGTCTTGCCGATGAACTGATCGAGCGCGCCCTCTGCATAGGTGATTGTCTCAATCAACTTGCCAGTTGTCATATCGAAGATAAGCACCGGCACGTTCACATTAGCCGAGTCGATGGCAAGGTTAATGTCGGCAAGGTAAAAGTTAAGATAGCTGACTGTATTCGGGTCAATCTTTAACCTGATGCCACCATAGTTGCCAGCGCCGAGCGCGGTCTGCACGTTGGCATAATTGGACACAACTTGTCCAACGCGCTTGCTCTCGATTATCGTGTCGCTCTTCATCATTGGGCTGAGCTTAGTCAGCACATCGGATGAAAGTTTGCGCCATGCGAAGGCTCGTTTATCTTCGAACAGCTCAACGCCGTTGCGGTATTGGTCCGTGATAAGTTGCCCGAGGAAGGTTTGGTTGATGCCGAGGTCATCGATATAGAGTCCAGTCGATGGCTCTGGTGATTCGCAGCCTCTCAATCCGAGTAGTGATTCAATGCACATCTCTTTAGTTTTTACAAAGATAAATAAAAAAAGGAGGGCACGAAGCCCCCCTCTTTATTGCGTGGTTAGATTATCTAATCCGTCTTGGGTCAATAAGTCCTCATCGGCTTGCGAGAGTAAACCTACCGACCCGATTACGGGTTTACGATTTCAACGCAGTTCACGTAGTTAACGCCAGCATACTTGTCGGCTGATTCGTAAATGTCAGTCGGAAGCGTTACAATCTTTCCAGTTGTAGTCAACACAATCGACAAATTACCGCAATCATCCTTCATGGTCAAATCTACTGGAACTCCAGCTGGTGTGAACACCAAGGTCTTTGAGTAGTTTGAACCAGCCACAGGCGTGATGCCCTGATTCCAATCAGCCAAGTTGAATGATAACCACTGGATTGCTCCGGCTGTTGTTACCAAGTTCTTAAGCTGCGAACCTTGAGCCGCTGCAACGCGAGAATCGTAAGCGAATCCGAATCCGTTCTGCTGGCTGATAGCCAACAAGTCGATGCCGTACTGCGTGCAGCAACCAGCCTGCACCGCGTTAGCATAACGCTGCATCTCAGCACCGCCAAATACCACAGGCGCACCTGGATAGTTAGCCATGCGAGTTGCTTGAAGGATGTCAGCAAGGGCGAACTCATTCAATGCTTGCCCGCCAGTCTGACGAGTAGCAACGCGCAAGCAGTCACCGCTTACAGTGTAGTACCCTGACACCTCAGTGCCCCACGTTCCGATATCGGCAACAGCCTGAACAGCGGCAGCGGAAGCAACCTTGCGGTCAAGTACATCCATCAAACGCATTACCGACTCAAGCACATAGCGAGAATTCTCTTGGCAATGGCGAGCGATGTCAGCAGCATTGATCAGCTGAGATGCTTGGTACGTGTCAGTTGTATCCAACGTATAGGTGGTTGTGCTGTCTCCGTAAGTGTTCGTTGATGTACAAGCTAAGATGTCACCATCTGTCTCAACTTCGGTCTCAGGTAAACGCTGAATCCAACGAGCTTGAACGGTTTTTAATTTACCGCCACCGGGTGCAACCTCGGTGCGGATTAGTTTTGCGTTTTCAGGCGAAAGCAAGAACTCTAAGAAAGGCAATTGCTCACGCTGTCCAACTTCGATGAAGAGTTCGCTAAGTGACATTTGCACATTAGGACACTCCGATAGAATGCGAGATATAGACATGATTAATGTAGTTTGGAGTTTCTGCCAGTTGCAAAGGCCGACAGGTGCGCCTACTTTGCCGCGATAAGTTGCGGCTCACTACATCATAGATGCTACAAAGATAAACAAAAAAATAATACGCTACAAATTAGCGGGTATAAGAGAGTTACCAGCAATGCCAGCGACCGTGCTAAAACAACCGCAGTTGTGATTTAAAGTCATTAAAACGCTTTTCTTGTTTCTCATAATATTCTTGGTCTATTTCAAATCCTACAAAGTTGAACCCGCCTTTATACGCTGCAATCCTACTGCTCCCGCTTCCTAAATGGGTATCTAAAATTAAATCATTTGGCTTTGCGTATTCTTTCAAAATAAAATCATACAATGAAGTGGGTTTTTGCGTTGGATGAATTTTTGGATCACCATTATTTATATAGGCATCAACTCTTGTTTTATCATAAATTTTGAAAGTGTTAAAACTCGTCTTTGCCATTTCGCCATCTTTCATATTTCCGTTTTTACCTTTATTCCAAATAATAACACCATTCAATACAACTTCGCCAAAATAGTTTCCTCCCCAAATGATTTGATTTTTAGAAACCCTAAATAATTCATTCCAATATTCAGCAGTAGGTATTGCATTATCCCAATTTGTTTGGTGGTATTGCTTCCATTTCCCTCCGTTACTTATTCTTCCTTGTTTAGCTTGTTTATTTTGCTCTACATCGTAATTTATCCCATAAGGCGGGTCAACTATTGCCAAATCAAAATGGTTATCTGCATAGCGTTTTAATGCCTTTACACAATCTTCCAAATAAACATCCGAAGAAGGCACTGCTGGTAACACGTGCTTTGCAAAAGCGGGGGTTTCCGTTTTTAAAGGAACATTCTCGTTAAATATATCATTCATCTTTTTAATTAAATTTAGTGGTTAAAAGCCCCGCCTTCGCAAAGCACCAAACCGTTATCGGCAACCGACAAAAAAAGCCTGCATTGCTGCAAGCCTTTTCAAATAGTGCCTAAACTATTGGTATGAACGAATAAAGAACGAACCGCAATATACTAAGGCAATTCGATTTTACCAAAAAAAGGTTTATCGCTTACTGACCTTCGCCCCTCGCAGCTCCAAAGCTGCCGAGCCCACCAATTCGCCGAGCCTTTCGGAGAAGGGATGCCATTACTACGAGCGCAGTAAGAATTGCCTGCATCCGTGCCGGGGTTAATCCGATACCCTTCAGC